AAATAATGAATTATCATAGTTTCCTAAATTATTTAGGAAACTATGATAATTGATATTATTCTAAAAATTCATATGCATATCCATTATCGGTAGTATAATAAATATGATGAATTCCACAATCTTTGATTAGTTGCATACAAGATTGACAAGGTCTAGATAGTCCATAATTTCCTGAATGTTTAATTCTTACTACATATAATGACACCATGTTCCAATTAATATTTTCAGCTCCAATTAGATGTTTAATTGCAACTGTCTCAGCATGACATTTAGGTGGAGAATCTAATGAAATATGCCGATGGATATTATATAATTTTTGTAATGGATCTGTCTTATCTTTATTATATCCAGTAGAAATTATTTTATTTCGATAAACAATCACACAACCTATTGATTGTTTTTTATATGTAGAAAAATTAGCTAGTTGAGCAGCTGTTCTAAAATAGAATTTATCTTTCGATGTAATAATGTTACTCATATATTTTATTAAATCCTTCAGATATTAAATCAACAATTTTAGTTTTTATCTCATCAGGAAGATTACATCCAGCTGCTTTAGGATGACCTTTAGGTGAAATTGATCCGTCTAAATCACATGTTAAATCAATATCATCTTTAGCTGTTCTAACTCCAACAGTCATATCATTTAAATTTAATTGTGCTATGAAATCATATGATGGATATTTTGTTAAGAATTCATGGCCAAGTCTACTAAAATTAACTCCACAAGGACCCATGATTAAAGCACATTTATAGCCTTTAACATTAATTGGATATATTCTGTCTTCTGTAAAATTACTAATAATAGAATCTTCATTATCAATTCTTGCTTGAATAAATTCTAATTCAGTTTTTGTAAATAATACTGTATGACCATTTTTAAATTTATTTAAGTATTTATTAATAAATACATTAGGATTGAGTAATGTAAATAATATTTGTAATTTTTTAGCATCTAAATTATTTGTATCTTTCCATTCGAATGTATCATAAGATCTAACAGTATCAACAAAATAACTTATTAAATTATTATAAAACATTTTTTCATTATCTTTGCAATTTATTTTTGGTTTACCCGGAGATTTTATTCTGTATTCTTCCTCCATTTTAAGATACTCATATAGAATACTTGTACCTGATTCTAATTTACCATTAATAGGCTCTGTTAAAATAACTGCAGATGGTAATATAGATGAGATAAATTTATTGCTTTTATGATGATCATAAATTTTAACAATAAAATTATTCTTTAATAACATTTCTAATGTTTCAGCAGGTGGAACAATATCAGCAAAATACCATATTGTCTGATTTGTAATATCTTTACGTTTTAATATTTCATCTACAGTATTAGCTACATCAGATCCAATATTACAATTGAAATTTAAATAATCAATATTTTCTCTTAAATAATAATTAGCAGCTTTGAATACTATACTGCACCCTAAACCATCAAGATCTGAATGAAAAATTCCAATTTTCTTAATCATGATTGAAACAACCTCCAAAAATTTAATATATAAAATGTAATATAAAAATAAAAGTTTTAATTATACTAGTTACAGTAGGAGATGATATAAATTGAAGGCTGATGATTTTGTATATGATATTGATGAAAATGGTAATAAAGTTTATTATCATATGAAAAATCCTAATAAAAGTTTTCTACTTACTGCCAAAGAATTACAAACTAAAGGATTGAATAAGTATTATTTTATGCTAAGAATTAATAATCCATTAATTGCAGATTATGATCCTCATGATCCAACATTACCACCTCAAATAAGACGAGCTATACTAGAAGAATGTATGAAAAATATCTGGTATTTTGCTTCTCGTGTTATTCGATTAAAAACTGATCAGGGAAATGTGCCATTTTATTTACATAGAGGATTATGCGCAGCTATTTGGTGTTTTGAACATTCACAAGATTTCATGTTAACAGAGCCTCGACAAACATACAAAACAACTGGAATCATTGCTGCATTAATTCAATGGGCTTACCAATTTACTCAGAACACAACTATCCATATGATTGGAAAAGCTACTGATAATACAATTAAAAACTTAATGAATCTTAAAGATGATATTTCGCTGTTACCAGAGTGGATGCAATTTAAGCAATATCGTAATGATTTGGGTAAACTTAAAAAAAGTAAAGAAGCAACTAGAGTTATTTCGAATAAATATAATATAGTAAAAACATTCCCAAAGGCTTCATCAATAATAGCTGCTACTAATATTGGTAGAGGAGATTCTTCTCCAATAATCTACTATGATGAAATTGAACATACATTATTTTTTCCTGAAATATTTAGAAATACTGCGTTTGCTTATAGAGAAGCTTCTCTAGGTGCTGAAAAAGTCGGAAAACCACATTGTAGAATTCTTACTGGTACACCGGGAAATTTAAATACATCTATAGGAAGAGAAGTAATTCCACTTATAGATTCAATGATTCCATGGACTGAGCAATTATATGATATGACGTCAAAACAAATAGATGAATATAAAAGTTCATATATGGAAAATTTTGATGCTGAGAATGAAGGTGGAGATAATGGAAGAAGTGCAATTAATGTACTACGTATGACGTATGATTATAAACAATTACGAAAAGATGATATATGGATAGAGAAACAAAGGAAAATTGTTGGTGATAAAGCGACAGTAAAAAGAGAAGTATTATTAATTAGAGGAGCTAGTACAGATAATTCACCAATCTCACCTGAAGATATTGAATATTTAACTTCTCATAAAATAATTTCTGAGTTAGAATTATTAATTCAGAATAAATGGTTATTTAAGATCTATCAACATGGTCAGGATAAATCAATAAAACAAAATCTGTATTTTGATGATTCAATTCCTTATTTAGTTGGAATAGATCCTTCTACTGGTTCTGGTAATGATAATTTTGCAATTACAATAATAAATCCTAAGAATATGAAAGTAGCTGCTGAATTTAAAAATAAATATTTATCAGGTCCTAACGCTTGTGATTTATTAAATGATTTAATTATGAATTACATTCCTAAAGCTGTATTAATTCCAGAAAAGAATAGTATTGGAGCTTTCTTAATTCAAATGCTATTAAAGACGAATGCTGGAAATAATGTTTATTGGAGTGAGAAATCTACTAATAGACAATTAGACGCAATAGCAGAAGAAAATCCTAGAGATAGGGAAATGAGACTAGCTTCTCAATTATATTCTAGATATGGAGTAGTAACATCATCAGCAAGTAGAAATGCAATGTTTTCATTATTATTCCAATATATTGATGAATGTAAACATTTATTGAATACTGAATATTTAGTAGATGATATTTGTAAATTAGTAAGAACAGCTACTGGAAAGGTAGAAGCTGAGAAAGGATCTCATGATGATAATTTAATGTCATATTTATTAGCTTTATACATTTATCATACAGGAGATAATTTAGAATACTTTGGAGTTAATAGAGATGCTGATCCATTAAAGCATTCTGAAGAATATCAACCAGATGTTCACGAAATTGATTTTAATTTAATCAATAGAGCAAGTAAATCAACTAATATTCCAATAATACAAAATACTAAATCATATGATGAAGAAGTTATGGAAGATGCTATTAGACAAGAAGCAACTATTAAAGAAATTTGTCAGAGAATTTCATTTGTTCAAGATCCATTATATAACAGAAATGTTACAAGTAGATACAAAGAAGATGAAACAGTTGATATTCCATCTAATTTCTTTTTAAATATTAATAGTAGGAGGTAACAAAATTTACTATGGGACTTTTATACGCCAAAGATAATAAAATTTATGCAAGTAAATATTTAGAAATATATATTCCAAAATCATATATTGAAGATGGAATTGCTTTTAATAGAGGTATGTTCTATGAAACATTCGGTGTGTGTAATATTAGAGGATTTGAAGATGGTAAACCTGAAAAATTAATGATATTAAATTTACCAATAACATGTAATTTCATGTTATATGATTCAGAACCAACAACGATTAAAATTCATGATACATCAATTGAAGTAATTGCATTAAAATATGCTAAAGATGCTCATATAATGCATCAAAGCTTTCCTAAAAATGTTGCTACTGCTACATCGTTCTTAAAGAAAATGCTTAGTGGAAAATTACCTCGTACACTAAATTATTTAAATATTCTAAATATTTGGTGGAAAAACTTAGAATTTTCCGGTATATCCTATAACGTACCATCAAAAATATATGAAATGATTATAGCAAGTATTTATCGTGATCCTAATAATCCTAAAAGACGATATGGTCAATATCTAGGAGAAGGTAAAGGAAATTATTATGACTATAAAACAGGTAACGTTAGAACAGTCGTTAAGAACTTATCAACATTTAGTGGTATGACATTTGAAGATATTAATGCAATGATATCTTCTGGAATAGATAATTCGATTAATAATATTGAGGAACCTATATCTCCATTAGAAAAGATTATACACTATTAGTGAGAATCACATTTAAACATTAAATTAACATTGATAAAGAGAAGTATTCCCTTTGTAAATAAAATTTAGTATTTTAAGGAGAGTGAACAATTATGGCTGATGATGTCGCTCAGATCATTCCATTTTATGCGCATCCACACGTGCATACGGTAATACGAGATCATACATTTTATGATGAATCAGTAGCTTCAGTTTCAACCGAATTACCTTACTCAACTTGCGTTGTCACTGGTGCTGATCAAGGAATTGATAATACATTCGTTAGATTAAGTGACTATGCTACAAAAGAAGTTATTTTTGGTAAAAGTAATTTCATGAAATATGGTCAGCCATCATTACAAGCAGATCAGTTATTCAATGGCTATTGTAATGTATGGTTTATGAGAGTTCTTCCTGATAATGCTACGTATTCTAATTTTATCGTTCTTGCACATTATCGTACAGGAAAGATTTTAGATGATTATTCTCAGGAAACTGGACTTAAACGTCTAGAAGTTAAATTTTCAGTAGTAAATGCTGATAGTCAGTCATTATCTAATGGAGCATTAGATGATGAAGCAATTAAGAATTTAGCTGAAAGCTTATCTTCTAATGCTGATCCTCAAACAGGATATGTTACTAAACCAATTCTATATGTTAGATCAATTGGTCGTGGTAATTATGGTAATAATTATTCAATGATTATTGATCGTGATATGGATGCTGAGAAAGAATATTCAATAAAGATGTATAAATTCTCATTAATTAATAATAAGGATACATCTATTATTACTAATATTTTCTCAGGTTCATTATATCAAACTACTAGATATGGAATGAGTACATTAATCTCTGATGTATTAGATCAGTTCTCAACTGGTAGTTGTCCTGTATTTATTCATTCATTTGAAGATACTTTCGATGAAATATTTGCAAAGTATCAGGAAGTAGTAGCTACAAATGAAGAATATTTATTACAGTCAGATGCTGATGAAGAAGAGTTAGAAGATCTTGAAATTGCTAAAGCAATAGTTCCTGATACGTTTGATCCATTATTTGGATATTTATATTTAACAAGATCAGATGAAATAATTCCTTACTATAGAAATTATACTTTATCTGCTAATGAAGATCCTTATGTAGAACCAAATGTTCAGGTACCATCAAGAAAACCTCTTTCAGTTTCTGATTGGGGAACTGCTAAAGTGGGTGATACAGTACTTGTACTTGCAGATCCACTTAACGATGGATACAGATGGTTATATACAGTAATTAATGTTGCTGATGATGGTACAATCACATATGATGATGGTGTAGAAATAGCTATTGATGCTGATCAGTATGATGGTACAGATCTTACTAATTCAGCAGGTATAACATTTGTTGGTGGATCAGATGGTGATTTTGAGCAGGTAACTGTAAACGGAATTACTCGTGCTCCAACAGCATCAGAATTAAAATTACTTTTAGCTCGTGAATATGTAAAAGCATTCCATGGTGAGAAAGATAAGAAAATTTTATCACCAGCACGTATAGATCTTGATTTCATATTTGATGCAAATTATAATATGACAAGAGAAGACAATTTAGGATTTGATACATCAGTTGCAAAAGTTTATGGATATTCTTCCGTATTAACTGATGCTGATTATAACGAATTAACTATTCTTCGTAAGAAGAATGAATTAATTTCAATGACAGATCTTAACGTCAAAGAAGCAATGTGGAATTTGAATGAATTCCGTAATAAGAATGGTATGATAATCAATCCTGAACAGGGAGCTGGTTGTTCTTTATATCTTGATTGCGGATTAATTGAAACTAAAAATATTGATGTAAACTTTGAATTATTAGATTTACTCAATATGCTTAAAGAATTCACTGGACGTTCAACATCTGTTGATTTAGGGTCCT